ATAGTAACCTCCTAATTAAACTGCTCGTGTAATCATACGAGTAACGTGTAGGTTGCCATCTGTGCCAGAACTAAGTACTGCTAAGATCTTATTATCTGATGTTGTAGAGAACATCTCTGGAACTCCAGCAAAGACTAGTACTCCGTCAGCCGTTACTGCTGTAACAGAACCATCTGAGTCTAGATCGATAAGGCAGTCTTCTGTAGCTGCGAAACGATAGATAGAATTGGCCTTCAGTTCGGTAACTGATGGTGTGGCACTAAACTCAATGACGATTGTTTCTAACTCTGTTGGACATCCGAAAATAGAATGAATTGCGCGATTGGATAGATTTCCCATTTGATATTTCTCCTAATATAGAAAGGAAAGGATAATGGACCTTCCCTGTGTTGTAATAATATTGTATCACATAAACAAAAGCCCCGTGACTAAGGGAGAAAAGTCACGAGGCCAATGTAATGAAGAACTATAACGCTACTGATATTTAGTATTAACTATCTCATAGATTTTGTCAAGTTTAGCACTCATCAATTCTATTTGTTTTGAGTTGTGTCTAAGACACTCCTCTACTCTAGCCATATCTTTATCTTTAGCGTATATACGATCTGAATCTTCTAGCCGGTATTCTATCTTGCTGTCAACTTTGTCTAAGATGTCGGCATGAGCATTAACTGCCCATACGCCAACACTACCGAGGATACTAATAAAAGCAATAAGAACTGCTATAAGTTTCAGATTAGCCATCTACATCATCTTCAATTGCTACAGAGTAAAGGTCGACTAGTTCATCTGCATCGCCAGCATACCAACCCATAAGGTCGAACGCACGAGCAGGAACGTTGTCATCAACATCTACGCCAAGGTCTTGTGTGTAGGCATAACCAGCGGCTTCTTTACTGAACACTAGGTTCATGTAAGAGTCATTAGCATTTCCATTACCAGTGAAAGTAGTGATTTGAGTAGAGATGAAACAAGGAACGCCGTAAGGAGAACCTACGTAACCATTCATTTGTGTCATACCTTCTCCAAAACCTTCTACGATTTGTTTACCAACAGAGGCGAATGCAGAAGCATCGTCAAGACCGGCACGCATCTTAGACCAGGTTACTGGATGGAATACTGCGAAGTAAGGACCAGGAGCATTTTGGGCTTCTAGTTTACCGATTGCTGTTAATAGATCAGCGATACCTGCGTTAGCAGGTCCACCTGTTTGATCATTAACTCTTGTTGCTGGATCCATAGCTGCGATGATAAGAGCATCTTCGTCTCCTGCTAAGGCTCTACCGATCTGTTCACCGTAAGGAGAAAGATCAGAGAAAGGATCAGCATGTAGAGTTGATTTGGAGATAGTTACGTATACTCCACGCTCTACAGGTGTAAGGGTAACGCCATCTGAAGACATGGCATCTGCTGTTGGTGCAGTACCTAATGTTAGAGCGCCTGGAGATAGAGCTTGGAAACGAGGAACTACGATAGAACCTGCTCCTGGAGGAATAGCGATTGAACGAATCAATGGACGCATAACTCTTGTTGAGTAAGCTGCACTTTGTGCTTCTTCACTTACGATTTGACCAACTAGGTCATTCAATGTAGTGTTGTTAGTAATAGCCATTATAAACTATCCTTTCTTAATTACGCCGAATACATTCCTGATCTAAGCATGGTCCTGTATAAATCGGTTAACTGGGCTCTTGCTTTAGGGTCTTTCTTGAGTTCGGCTATCTGTCGGTTCTTCAACATATCTAATGCTGAACGTGGTTCGACCCCAACTGTGTTAGGTGTTGGGGAAATTGGTTTGGGTCCATCTGGAACCACTGGTTGTGTACTGACAGTAGCCGGTTGTAAAGGAACCTGCCCTGTTATGGGCTCCTGTGCAGGTGCAACGGGTGCAGTTGGTTGAACTGGAGTTGGCTCTGAGATGGCCTCTTCTGGTTCAGCAAAGTCACCTGTTGCGAGTGTTGATTGCAACTCTCTAAGTTGTAATCTGTATTTCTTGGCTTCATCACGAAGCTTCAAGACATACTCTTCATTATAAGTTTTCTCAGACATAATTAGTCCTCCATATTGTTATTATTATTATACTACACTTCTTCAATATTGTCTTCTTCAGCTATGACTGGTGCTTCTGTCTCAGTCTCTGGTTCTACTTCTGGTTCTTCTTCTGGAGTCTCTCCAGCCAAGCCTATTTGAATATTGATCTCATTGTTATGTTCGATTATAGCAATAGCTTCTTGTTCAGTTAGATGTGGGTTACGTCTAATCATTTCATCAACAGGAGTTTTCATACCAAGGATAATATCTCTTTCAAGTACTTCTTCAGATGCGGATAATGGTAGTAGATCCTCATCAGGGAAGTTTATGTGTAGGTCTGTTATCTCAGGTAGGCCGACAACCTTTAAGATTGTATTAGCTAATTGCTTCTCATATTTGGTGTATCTGATAGTCTTCTCATTGTACACTTGAACTAGAGGGAACCATCTAACTAGAAGTTCTCTACCTGATGTGCCTTCACCACCAACGATGGAGATGCGAGGTACACTGGAGGTTTCATAGATCTTCTCTTCAAGGTATTGGATAGTAGCAAGTACTTCAGTGATCTTTGGACTAAAGTTTAATACTTCAGCAGTAGCTCCTGCTGGCAAGGAGATGGCCCGACCTGGAGTGATAGTGATGCCTTCACCTGCTGAGTAACCACTCAGTGAGATAGGACTAGCAGACTGCATCTTGATGGTATATCCGAGGTCTGTAAGCATTTGGTTAATGTGAGCATTTAGCTTACGTACTAATGAAGCTGGAGCCCAACCGACATACTGCCCTGCTACCTCTTCACCCTGCAAGTTAACAAAGGGGATGAATCCATATGGGTTCTCTTCAGAGGATACAAGTACTGTGCCGTCATAGGTTGTGATGGAGTCATCAGTCCAGATCTGTTGTTTAATGAGACGACTGTTAGAAGGATTACCTTTATGCCAACCATCTGCAAGTCTATCCACTACCTTGACTAAAGACAAGGCTGCTGCTTTGTCAGGATCGTCTTCATCAGGAACTGCTGATAACTGAGAGCCATCCCACATTTGTAGTTTGATCTTAGTAGGTTTGTTCTCATCAGCTACAGGAGCAACAACAACAGACCCTGTTAGTTCTGCCATCAGGTCAGCATTGAGCATAAAGCTATCAATATCGTTATCATCGTATACAGCCTCTAAGAAGGCTATTGACTCTGAAGGACCATCGAACTCTCTGTTAAGCTTTCTGTTGTACATCATAGAGCTTCTCTTATGGACGACAGGCTTGGTTAGGTTAAGGACAACTGGTTCTTGTTCAATGTTAAAGGTGGATAGATATTGGGAGCTATTACCGTAGTAGAACTCTTTGTTAATGATTGCTGCTTCACGACGAGACTTTTCCTCGTTACTGAAGTTGTTAGCAAGAGCCTGTGCTGTAATGGCATTAGGGATGCTGTTGAATGTTTGATTACTCATTGTCGCTACACTCCTTACATTTGAATGGTGGCAGATGCTTTTCAGTCTTGCTACTGAATGGTTTTCTACATGTCAGGCATCGCTTAAGTATTATACCACTATATTCTTTTGTATAGTATGGTGTCAGTAATGGTTCTTTAGCAACATACTTAGCGTTATCAAAGCGATTGACAAAGAAGTATCTTACAGCATCACACATGTGATCATGGATACCATCCTTGTCAGGTTCCTCGTTGATCTCGGCTGTGTTCTGCTTGTGCTTATATGTGTAGCCATTAAAGGATTTAATAGTGAAGGTACATTGATTATACACAAAGAACTTACGTCTGCCGTTAGCATTCTTAATGAACTTACGAACAAGAACAAGTCCTGGGGCTATCAAGGTGCCTCTGTTAAGTACTGTATATGTCTTCCTAAGGAAGTCTACTGGAGAGACACCAGAGGTAATCTCAGATGCATTGCCAGCAGGGTCTGTATATATGGTGTGTACATCTCTAGGAGAAGCACCGAATCTATGTAGTGTGTCATTGATCTCAGTTAAGAAGTCTTCCATCTTCATACGTTCCCGATACACTTCTGCAAACTGTATGACTTCCTCTGTTTGTTTATTAACAGCCATGAAGCAAGCAGCAGAAGGATTAGCGAATCCGAAGTCTATGCCTACATATAGGTCATGTGTATGGAGGTTGAGTGTGAACTCATCTATAACGTTAAGGTCACTGAAGTCATCGTATACCTGTCCAGCTTTGGTTAAGTATTCAGCCATGAACTCTTGTCTAAAGTCTGAGTCTGATAGCTCTTCACGTACTGCCTCTATCTCTTCAGGTGTCATCAGAGGGTTGATAGATGAGGGCCAGAAGTAGGTCTTCCATGACTTGCGAGAAGGAGGGTTGGCTTGTTGGTATTGATCAAAGAACCAGTTCTTACCATTAGGTGTAGAGATAAGGATAGCTCTACCATGTTTGTCTGATAGTGCTGGTCTAAGGATCTTACGCCATACCTCTTCAGGTACGAAGGCAGCTTCATCAATGACGAGGAAGGTTAGACCACGACCACGTAATGAGTCCTTACGATCTGCACCCTTGAAGTACATCTTGGATCCGTTCTTGAACTCTACTCGCATAGCACTGTGATGAACTGCTGCTACAGCAGGGGATAAGACTTCGAAGTACTTCTTGAACTCTTCATATCCAATCTCTCTAGCTTCAGCATAGGTTGGAGCTACCCACCATGCCATAGCACCAGGAGTGTTTAAGCAGTGGATCAACATGTCTTGGAAACATGAGACTGACTTACCTGCACGTCTACCTCCTGTGATGAATCGGAACCTAGTTGGATCTTTATGCATCTCTGCTTGATGAGGCATTGGGGAATAGGGTATTGTTATCTTCATTATGATGACCTCGTGTATCCACTAACCCAGTAGCCATCACGCATATAACCATTTACATGTACTATTCCTCCTGATGAAGTGTTATCATTAGTTGTCTTAGTACGGGCTGGTAACATGATTGCTTCCTTCTTAGTTGCTAGGTTCTTCTTGCGTTGTTCTAGTTCTTTACCTACTGTTAGCTTCTCTTCACCTAAGACGTGTTTAGCTCCGATCCCTAGCTCGGTTGCATCAATGGCTAAGTTAGTTAATAAGAATGACCTTCTTGCTTTTGTTGTCCTCTTCAGCATCTTCTCTACACTTGCAGCATTAGTCTGTTTAGTCTTCATGGCTTGCCTAGCTGCTTTGATGAAACGTCTAACAGGACGGTTTGCTTGGAACTTACCTTCTTCTTTAACATGTCTAAGTAACTTCCTCTTTAACCTCTTAGCTGTAGGCTTAAACATTACAGGCTTGGCTAGTCTTCTTGCATACTCAGCACCAATGATTGATTTACGTCTAATGTTATTACGTAATGATTGTTTAGCAAGAATAAGGTATAGGGATCTAAGACGTGGGATAAGACGTAGACCAACACGGAAACCTGCACGTAATAATATTCCGATAGGTAATGCCATTACTCAGTATCCCAAGTAAAGCTGATGGAAGACTCAGCTGCTTCAGCTTTCATCTCCTCTAGTTTCTCTAAGTGTTCTAATACCAGCTTGATACTCGGTGTGTTACCAGCCTTAGCTTGACCTACAAGTGCCTGATATACTTCAGGTAACTCAGTCCGTATTAACTCCCGACTCCTACTGACCACTGCTTCAACGAACAGAGACTGTCTGCGCCAAGAGTACAAAGTGGTGCGATGTATCTTAAGCTCTGTACAGATAGCAACCATGTTCATAGAGCCTAAAGCTAATAATTCTATAGCCTTAAGCTGATCACCTGTAAACTTTGTCAAATCTACTCCCATTATCTTCTACCCCCTCTTAATCCAATTAGATCTATTTGGTTATTAAGTTCATCATATTGATCACCGAAGAAGTCTGTTATTGAATCAGCGAAGTCACCTGGAACAGCTAGAACTGCACGACCAGAAGAGAACATAGGTTCAAGTAAAGTTGATAAATCTATGGGTGTTGAGATTGATTTGATTGCACTATCAACAAGATCTTCAGTTTTGTCAACCATTGGAGTAATAAAGTCTATATTCTCTTTAATATCTTTAGCTGATTGAGCTATGCTTCTTCCAAATGCATCTACTGATTCTCTAAGTGTTGGCATGCTAGTAATTGATTTAAGTATATCGTCAGGTAGGCTCTTTATAGCTTCTCCTGCTTCTTCAGCACTCTCTGATATAGTCTTAACGCCTTCTTCAGCAAGTTCAACTAAGTCATCAGGATCGTCTTCTTCTAGAGTTCCCTCTTCTACTTGTTCTTGTATGATAGCTTCAGCAAATCTAACAAGCTGATCAGAAACTGCTCCTCCACCTTCTTCTCCTAAGTCTGCTCTTACTTGTCTAATAAAATTAGCATCTTGGAAGGCAGCATTCATTCCTATCTCGATTACTTCTGCTTGAGTTAGACCACTTCCGAGCATTGCAGAGGCTAGAGTAGTCTGAGGAACCATAAGAAAAGCTTCTTCAGCTAATGCATATTCTTCATCACCAGAGTTAGCTCCAGCAGAACCCATGTATTCAATTGCTTCACCAACTGTATGTGCAACTAAGACTTTACCTAAAAATACTTTGGGATCTAATGAACCACTAGCAAGATCTAAAATGTCAAACGCCATTATGTACCTCCACTCCTATTGTAGCACATATTTTGATATTGGCCGACAAGGTTAAATGTATGCCCTTCTTTATACATAGTAAACATAGTCTACTATCAACTCCTCTTAAGTACTATAAGTACTTTAGGATATAAAGTACTTTAGGAAGATCCTAATATATTATATGTATATCTTAATGTACCTTAGGATACTTAAAGTACTTTAGGAGAAACTAAATATTATTATTATTAACACAAAGTACAAAGTGTATCTCATCCTGTAGGCACAACATCCTCTAGGAGGTCCAACAGTACCTTTCTGATGGCATTATGAGTAATAAGATGATAAATGGTCTTCATAGGCTCTTGGGGAGCCTTACAAGGTCTGTTAGATGCCTTCTAGGTATTCTATTGGTATTCTGTTGGCAAAGAAGAAAGTACTATTCCGCCGAAAAGAATATAAAATAATTATTATTAATAAACATATAACTTTGTTGCTAATAGTATTTGCTTTTAGTTTCAGATAGTGTTACTATATTTATAGATCGAATATGCACAATGCATACAAACAATAGGGAGAAACATTATGAGAATCTTAAGTCCAAAAAATCAAGCAAAATTAAATGACGAACGAATTGCAAAACTAAAAGACAACGTAGCTTATTCTTTAGAGCTAGATCAATTAGATTCAGAGATATGGAATAAATTCTATCAGTACACTGAATTAGACTCTGGATGTTGGGAATGGCAAGGTGCCATCAGTAGTGGTAGATACGGTCACATGTGGTGTGTTGATAAGAACGTTTATGCCCACAGGATTTCATATGCTCTACATTATGGCCCGATCCCAGAAGGAATGCTTGTATTACACAAGTGCGATAACACTAAATGTGTTAATCCTGATCATCTATTCTTAGGTACACATCAAGATAACATGGATGACTGTGTTAATAAGAGAAGAATTGCTCATGGTTCTAAGAATGGTCAGTCTAAACTTAATGAAGAACAAGTATTAGAGATCAAGAAAGAACTTGCTGATTCAAAAGACTGGCATGTTGTAAAGACCTTAGCTAAAAAATATGGCGTTCACAATACAACTATTTATAAAATTAGGAATGGTAGCACATGGAGTCATATAGTGTACAAGGGTGTAGATTTTAACGGTAAGGGTCAGCAGGGTTAAGGAACCCACTTCCTGTTCTACTCATTCTAGATCCATCCTCTTGCCAAGTTAATGTAATAGACGTAGGTGACAACAGTTGAAGCATAGATACTCCAACTAATGTATATTTCTGCGCCAATCTAGAGAAATAAGATGAATTCTCGATACCTTTCTTACTTCTATCAACAGTAACTGATGTAGAACCAACTGATACGCTACCAAGTAGATCAGAAGATCTAATTCCACCAATGACTTCATCATCAGCAAGACCTCTATAAACCATACCTAAAGCGAAACAAGTCTCAGCTTCTTTAACTACTCGAAGAGAAGCATTGTACTTCCTACGTGTAATACTAGTTTTAAAAGTATATTGGAATCTATCGATACCCATGTCTGCTGTCCTAAGGTCTATAATCGCTCTAGAGCGTCTGAGAGCCTGACTGACACGATCTTCTGTTACATCCTCAGTAGTAAGCCCTGAGTAGTCAAACACGTCCTGAATGGTCGCATAGTTCGCCCCATCGCTTGTAGTACTGACGGCCAAGAATGGTTTTGTTGATTCTTCCCAGTCTCCACCATATACTGGATCACTATAAGCACCGTATCTACTTGAAGATAGATTATAAAATCTAATTTTGTACCAAGCTGTAATATCAATGCTTTCAAATGTATAAGTAGTAGTTCCATAGCTGTAGGCAATATCAGAACCATCTTGAATGTATACCCCTGCTTCTGTTGTTGCAGTCCAGATTTGCAGATAATTACTATCCGTGTCTTCTGGTAGTGCGAACGTTAGTTTTGCGTATTGTACTAGTGGCATCTTTATTGCTCCTTTTGATTAGATCTGAATTGTCTTTATATCCTATTAGGTCTAATTGTTTTTGTACTTCGATAAGGTCTTTGTCAAGATCTTCATCAAACATATATCTACACTTACGTTTAAGTGTAACGATCTCTAAATTAGTGAACATTCTGCCATCAGGTAAAGTAATCTCTTCAGGCAGTGAGTTAGTTTCTATAGTATTAGGACTATTTGGTGGCATAATCCTTGATCTTGGGCTATCTGTTTTTCTTTTAGTCCCCATTAAAAGCCTCCTCCTCTACTCCATACATCAAAGTTACCAACATTATAACAGTTAGCTTCCCAATATATAATCTGACCA